TGGCATGGTCGGCGAGTTCGATGCTGCGACCGCTCGCATCGAACAGCGAGACGATGCCGGGGACGTTGACGTCACCCGGCAGCACGATCGTGTAGGCGCCGACGGGCTGCGACAGCTCCCAGTTCTTCTCGTAGAACGGCCACTGGTTCTCCAGGGCGATCGTCCGGTTGAACGCCTCCTGGAGGTAGAGATCGATGGTCGCGTCGGGCAGCTCACCCGGCGTCGTCTGCGTCTGAGTGCGAACGTAGTCACGAAGCTCCGACAGCCTCATCCGGCGCCTCCTTCTTCTTGGTCGACCAGTTGTCGATCAGGCCCATGCTGCGCGCATGGCCGGAGCAGACGGTCTCTGTCTTCATCGGGAACGCCTTGCACCCCTCGACCGAGCAGAGCGGCTTGCCGGGCGCGTAGTCGGCCTTGCGGCGCTTGTGGTCGCGGAACATCGTCTGCGTGGCGCGCACGATGTCGCCGGTTTCGTGCTCGACGCCACCGGACCCCTCCTTGACCTCCTGGCCGTGCTCGGCGTAGAGGGAGGCGACGGTGACGACGTTCTCGTCGTTGTTCGCGTTCTGGCTGTGCTGGTGTGCGAAGTAATCGGGCATGCCTAGATCCTTCCAGATTGAGCTGCTCGGGGAGGGGAGAAAGGCAGGAACTCCCCTCCCCGAACGCACTGGTGGGATCAGGATTCAGTGACGCCGGTCAGCTTCCAGAGGCGACGCCGGTTGCGGGTCACATGGTTGCCGAACGTCGTGATGAAGCTCACCCGAGCGTCGAGGGCGTTCGCCGAAGCGGCGCCCACGCCGGCGGAAGCGGTCGAGGCGACCGATCCGCTCAGGTTCTCAGTGAACGGGCTCTGCTTGAAGTTGCGGTCCGCATGGATCTTCAGACCGATGTACTTCGAGTTGAGGCCGTAGAACGATGCCGACGTGGTCGACACGGTTCCCTCGGTGCCGCCCGAGCACTGGAAGTCCCACATGATGGGGACGTTTTTGAACATCAGGTTCTGGAACCCGAGGTTGGCCTTGGCCTTGTCGGTGTACCGGACCTGCGGGGTCAAGGTGCTCTCGTAGAACCCGAAGCCGTATGCGTTCGTGAAGATCGCATCGGTGGTGTCGGGGCCAGCGTCGGACGCCGCGTTGTACAGGTCACGCAGCTTCGCCTCGAGGCCAGCAGCGTCGACGGCGCCACCCGTGGCCTCGCCTGCAGCCCACCACGCCTCGGTGGCCGGGTCGATGCCGCCAACCGGAGTGGTGGCGTCGACCAGGGTCGGGAGACCGAGGAAGTCGTTCGCTGCCGTGCTGGAGGCGTAGGTGCCGAAGCACATGCCGTTGAGGCGCCGCTTGAGCGTCTCCTCGGCCTGGCTGATCTTCGCCTCCAGGAGGTTGATGATCTGCTCGCGGCCGTTGTTCTGTGCTTCCTCGAGGCCGGAGATGGCGATCGTCGCGTACAACTGCTTCCAGTCGTACTGAGCGGCGGTCGCCGTGTTCTTCGGCGTCACGACGACCTGATCCCACTCGGCGTAGGAATCCGCGTCGCCTTCGGCGTACATCACCGGCTCAACGATGCTGATGCCACCGTTGAGGGTCTTCACGCGACCGGAGCCCATGTAGTACTGGAGCAGCGGACGGGTGTTGAAGATGTTGTCGGTGAGGGTTTTGTGGTAATTGTGCATCGTGGTCGACAAGATGTCGGTCCACGTTGCGGGAGTGTGGTTGGCGAGTGCCATGAGGGGCCCCTTTCAAGGGCTTGGGGCCTCCGAGGGGATCAGGTGACGCCGAGCTGGTCGAGCGACGCCGTGATTGCCTCTTCAGCCGTCATCGGTCGGACTACCTGTTGCGGTGCCGTGCCGACTGCCCCAGATCCCGTTCCCACTACCTGACCCGCCTGCGCCGCGGCCTGCTGACGTCGTGCCTGCTCGGCCTGCCTGGCGGCTTCCGCCTCCTGCTGGGCCTGCGTCTGCACCTGCGTCTTCTGGTACTGCTGCGCTTGGTAGATCATCGGGAACATCTCGGGTCCAACACCCATGTTGAGGGCTTGCTGAACCACTGATCGGGCGTCGTCGTCTGTGGCGCCGAACTGGCTTTGAAGTCCACCGATTGCCGCTCGCAGAGTCTGATCCGCTTGCTGCTGCGCGTAGGTCTGCTCCTGTCGCTCGATCCGACGCTCCAGCTCTTGGCGGGCCTTGCGCTCCTCGTACAACATCCGCTCCAGCGGATCATCGAACGTGGGCTCGGCTTCTGTCGCCTCGGCGACATCCTGCTGTTGCTGCGGGGTGAGGTTCAGGAACTGCTCGACGGTGAGGCCGGCCTGTGCGGCCAGAACCTGCATCGTCAGCCCTGGGTTGTTCGACACTGCCTGTGCGAGGTTGAGGGCGTCCTTGGCGGCAGCGATCTCCGCCTCGGCCTCTTCCTTGATTCGACTCGCTTCCTGGAAGCGTTTGGTCGATGCAGCGCTCGAGTTGTACCCAGAGAGAGCTTCGTTCAGCGGAACGGAAACTTCCTCACCGTCGATGGTGAGCTTGACGTATCGATCTCCGATCTCGGAGGTGTCGAGGTATTCGCGCTCTTCGACGGCTGCTTCGGCTTCGGTGTCTTCGGTCGCTTCGATGCCTTCTGGGCTTGCCCCGTCAACAACGGGGGCCTCCTGGCTCTCTGCTTCAACGGACGTCTCATCGAGGTTGGTCACGGCGCCATCATACGCACATGATGTGACCGATGTCACTGACCACCTAGTCGATTACATCGGCGGGGCGACCGACATCATCTCCGGCGGGGGGCCGGCCTCGGGCGGCAGACCCTTCTCCATGGCGAGCATCGCCGCCAGGATCTCGGGTGTCAGCTCCATCGGCGGCGGGCCAAGCTCAGGCTGCATACCTCCGGCCATCTCGAGCCCGCCCATCCCTGGCGCCATCATGCCGGGGTCCATGCCGGGTGGAAGTGGTGGCATGCCGCCGCCGTCCATTGGAGGACCAGGCGGCATGCCACCTTCCATCCCCTGGGGGCCCATCGGCGGGCCGGGCGGCGGGCCACCGGGGCCGGCACCTGGGGGGAGCTCCTCCTGCACGGCCTCTTGTGCGGCGGGCTTGGCGATGAACCGCTGCGGATCCTTCTCGCCGAAGCCGTCGCGCAGGAGCTTCATGTAGAGCGCCACCGGATCGGCGACACCCATCTCCACGAACATCGCCGAGATGTCGGCGAGCTGGAGCGCCGACTGCCGGCGGAACGTCTCGTTCTGCGGCTCGGTCGATCCGCCACGCACCTCGTAGTCGAACTCGCCCTGGATGTATTCCTCGTCGTAGTTCACCCAGCCGTTGATCGGGAGGGTGACGACACGGGCGACCTGCTCGCCGGTCATGTACTGCTGCATGAGCTGGATGACGCGCTGGCCCGCCTCGGCGAGGACCAGCTCGATCTTCATCAGGCGATCCTGGGCTCGGGCGTTGGCAGCGTCGGCGATCATCGCCGCCTCGGTCGCCGTGCGCTTCACCGTCTGCTGCGGGTTGCCTCGCGCGTAGTCCGACACGCCCGACACTTCGTTCATGTCGTTCGTGATCATCGCCGACTGGTCGAAGAACTCGGGCGGGGTGATCGCCGCCGGAACCGGAGCGAGGACGTTGGCAGGATTCTCGTCGCCCTGGACGGGGATCATGACGTTGTCCTCGTCGGACTCGAGCGCTCGCACGCCGTCGCGGTCGAAGGCGTCCTTCTTGTACGTCCATGCTCGCCGGAACTTCTTCCGGTAGTTGAGCATCTGGGTGCGGGTCTCGTTCAGCTCGAGCTGGAGGCTTTCGATCTGCTGGACGTCGCCCATCGTGTAGAAGTGATCGGGCACCTCGTAGTTGCGGAGCATCACGAACGGATGGCCGGTCGCGTACGGGATCTCGGTCGGCTTGATCAGCCATCCGCTGTCGGGGCCGTCGTCGTCACCGTCGGAGTTCTGCACGGCGAATGTGCCGACCATGTTGCGCTTGACGTCGTAGAACTCGATGATCTCGGCGTATGCCACGGCGCCGGCGCTCGGCTTGCCGGAGAGCATGCCGTCGGTCGTCGCTCGCCCGTCGCCGCCATCGGTGTCCCACTGCGAGTAGTGCCCGCCGGAGACTCGGGCTCGCTGTGTCGGCGAGTACCGCTCATCGACTCGGACGTCGGGGACGGCGCGCCAAGTGCGCTGAGCGATCCACCGCATCTCCTTCGGGTGGCGGGCGTCGGGGTCGCAGTACATGTCGAACACCGAGATGCGTTCCACGAACGGTCGGCTCTCGTCGTCGGACATGTTCAGCTCGGACTCGACGTTGCCCTCGACGTCGGCGCGATCATCGACGCCCTCTTCGGAGCCCTCGGAGCCGATGCCTTCGCCGGCGTTCGAAGAGCTGCCGTCGGCGTCTTCGATGCCCTTGCGTTCGGGATCCTTCATCGACTTGTAGCCGATCTTCAGCCAGCCGTGGCCGGTGATCAGCCAGTCCAGGACGGCGAGTCGGAAGTCGCGCTGGTAGTCGTTCTTGCGCCAGAGGTAGTTGAGCACCTCTTCGGTCACGATCGCCTGACCGGACGCCTCGGGCTTGCGGGCGTTCACGACGAAGCGAGGGTTGTTGATCGCGACGGCCGGAGCCATCACGTTGATCGTGGCGAAGATCAGGTTGACGACGAGCTGGTCGGTGCCGCTCGCAGCGTTGTAGTGGTAGCCGGCGTAGAGGTCGATGTAGCGGCGCCACGCGTCGTCGTAGTTCGCGCCGCCCTCGTTGCCTCGCCAGCTCTTCGATCGGCTGAGTTCGTTGCGGGCGAACTTCAGCAGGTCCGTATTGGACATCTTCTTCTTCGCCATCACGTCACCATCCGTAGTCCTTGGCCTTCACGATTCCACGTTGCTCGAGTTCCTTGTCCGATGTCGTACCGAAATGCTCCTGCTTGTACTCGTTCGCCGTCCGGTTCCACCCCTTGCGCCCTGGGGTGACCGAGCCCTTGAAGGCGAAGCGGATGCCCTGCACATGGCAACGGAAGCACAGGTCGCCGTCGCGGTCGTGCTCGGTGGAGCAGTTGGAGCACGCCGTCATTGGTCGTCGTCGGCCTTCTTGGTGCGCTTGCGCTTCGGCTTCTCGGTTTTCGGCTGGGGCAGGGTGCCCTCGCGGTGCGTCTCGACCGGGAACTTCAGGGAGGGGTTGTGGCGGCTCATGCGTTCCACCAGAGCCCAATCTCTTGGCCCAAACCGGCGTAGGTGGGGTAGCTCTTGAAGTCCTGGCGGGGGAGCCTTCCGCTCCACGCCACAACCGACTTGAAATCTGGGGCTTCCAGACCGTCCAGCTCCACAAACGCCTGCAGGAGCTTGTGGTGGCGCTGCTTCTTTTCCATTCGTGTTTGACCCATGAGTACTTCTCCTTTTCGTTTGTCTGATTGTGCCACATGTCACACCCGAATGAACGAGATTCTCAGAAAGGCGTGCGACCTCGCACAGCGTAGGTGCCGATCGGCTTGCGTGCCAGCGCCGGCCTGCGCTTTTCGCCCATCTCGAGCAGCTCCTTGAACGATTCGCCGTACACGCGCTTCTCCCAATCACCGAACGAGCCGGGCGGCGGGTTGTCGTCGGGGGTGAACTCGGCGAAGAAGACGAACTTCCGCATCGTGTTGGCGATCGCCAACGACATCGTGCGGTCGTCGTACGGCGAGCCCTCCATCTTGTTCTTCGACGTGCGGACGAACGTCTTCAGCTCGGCCAGCGTCAACGCGTCGGGCATCTCCAGATCGTTGCGGAGCGCCTCGGCGAGCTCATCGATGATCAGCGGTTTGGAGACCTGCGTCGTGCGGAAGCCGAGCACGTCGGTAGGGACCGACTTCTTGTACTTGGGCGAGCGCTCGTAGTAGATCGGGAAGTACTTCTTGCCGTGGAGGTACTTGAGCGTGGTGAGCCCGTGCTGGTTCGACTCCACGCCGATGAGTGCCTGACGGTAGAAGCGGCCCAGTCGAGGAAGCACCTCAGTGCCAAGTAGGTCAGGGTCGATGCGAGCGTGATACGTCGCGACCATCTTGCGCGATCGGCACGCGATGACATGGACCGAAGAGTAGTCGCCGTGCTCGAGCCCCTGGGCGACGTCGACCCCGACCACATACCGCTCGTTCTCCTCGGGCCACTCCCAGATCCACACGTCGCCACCCATGTCATCGAACTCGCCGTCGGCCTTGAACCATCCCTTGGCGATCGGCTCGCGGGTTTCGATCTCGCGCAGCATGCGGAGGTCGAACACCGGACGGCCGGATTTCAGGAAGGCGTCCTCGGCGTTGTCGGGGTACTCCTGCGCCATCTGCCACTCGGGCAGGTCCGCTGCTTTCGCCTCGTACCAGTCCTTGTCGCGGTTGTTCGCCGACCACGGGAAAAACAGCGATTCG